ACCAGAACCGTTACTACAGAAGAGTTCAGATCAAGAACCTCATGTGATCCATCGGATTCACAATCTGTTACAAGAGACCCGAAAGGGTCTCTTTTTTTGTCTTTATGTAACGAGTATGTAAAAAAGCAATAAATGTTAGTGAATTAACACAAACTGTGATATATAATACAGAATGGACAGTCCAATGAACTAAAACTCTTTCCTATTCTTTGTTATTGTTCAATAATGGAGAGTGACCATGCACAATCTATTATCACGCTCACAACTAGATGAGTGGAGACATTTTGAGAATACCATCGATGATCTTGCTTTGGAGCAGCAAAAACTAAACGATTACTACGAATGTTTAATTGAATGTGATGCCTTATCCCAAACCGAATGTAAGAAAATATGTAGGCATATACTAGATTAAACTTCGAGACCCGTAAGGGTCTCTTTTTTTGTCTCTAAATAAAATATGATCGATTAGTATTATGAAACGTCATTTGGTTACTTTTGGTTGTAGTTGGGCGTATGGTGAAGGATCTGGTTATACTGAAGGTATGACCCAAGAAGAATATGAACGTATTCAACACGATCCAGAAATTTGTTGGAAGAATGGTTGGAGAAAACCAGTTGTAGAGCATTTTGGATTCTCGCATACAAACCTAGCAGACTATGGAAGTAGTAACGATAGGCAGTTTAGACTAGCAAAAAAATATTTTAGTTCTAGAGATTTTTTAAAACTATTATCTAGCGGAACTAAAGTTATTGTTTTATGGGGAACAACGTCAGTTGCTAGATACGATTTCTTTTTAAATGACACTAAGAAGTATGAAAAACTTCTTCTTAATAATGTTGATTCTGATTTACTCAGATTTGGAACTAAACAAGATTTATTTACATATGCACTAAGAAAGTATACTTACAATGAGGAAATTCGTATACGAGAATTAGAACTAGAAATTGTTCATTGGAATCAATTTTTTAAATTATTCAATATACAAAATTTTTGGTATGACACTCTAGGGTCTTATGACTATAGATTAAAACCAAATAACTTCTTTGATATTCAAAAAGAAAGTAGATCTTTAGTCAGTGTTGTTGCGGAAGCACATAAGAAAGAATCAAATTATTATAAAGTAAGAAATACTTTAAAAGAAAAAGCATCTCAAGTATTTGATCCTAAAGATGATTTTGTGTATGGTATTGATAATGGAGTGTTAAATAGTTACAGTTATCATCCAAAATCAAAATATTATAAAGCAATCTCTGAATATTTTATAGAAAAATTAGAAAAGGAACTTTAAACAATGGCAGTAGGAAACGCCTTTACAAATCAAGTCCAAAACAGGAACTTCCTATCTTCTGTTGGATTTAGATTCACTTTAAATAGAGCAAGAAAAGTATCATTCTTTGCGAATCAAGCAAACCTTCCAGGCATGAACTTGGGTGTTACTGAACAACCATCATATCTGAAAAATATCGATATTCCTGGAGACAAAATTGCATTCAATGATTTTACTCTACGCTTCCTTGTAGATGAAAACCTTGAGAACTACATGCAAATTCATAAGTGGATGCGAGGATTAGGTTATCCAGACTCTCTTAATGATATATTTGATCTGCAGGTTGAAGGTGACAATACTATCGGTTATGATAGTCAATCAATGAACATATATTCTGATGGAACTCTGCAAGTTGTGAACAGTAGCAACAGAGTTCAATTTGAAGTTGTATTTGAAGATATGTTCCCATACGACTTGTCAGATCTGCAGTTTGATGCTACCAGTCAAGAGACTGAATACTTTACTGCAGAGGTATCTTTCAAGTATACTATTTACAATATATTAACGCCAACTGGTGATGCCCTATGATATTTGATCTTGAAGAAATCCAGAAGATGTGGGAAAAAGATACTCACATCGATATGGATAATTTACATGATGAGTCAATAAAGGTTCCAGCACTACACGCTAAATACTTTGAGATGTACAACACAGTTGTGCTTCTCAAGAAAAAAGCGGAGCAAACACGCAAAAACGTCAGACACGAACGATACGAATATTTTACTGGTAAATCTGATCCAGAAGTTTACCAAGAAAATCCATTCCCTAAAAAAATTAGAGATAAAGATACTCTCCAAAAATATCTCGATTCTGATGATAAATTGTCACAGATAAGTTTGAAGGTTGAATATTATGAGACCATTTTGAACTATCTGGAAAGTATTCTAAAAATGATACAGAATAGAACGTATCAGATTAAGAATGCCATAGATTTCTTAAAATTCCAGGCAGGATATGGATAAGCGTTATGATGTCATTATTCAAAAATCAAATGAGGTATTTTTAAAAATACAATGTGAACCCCATATTCAATATGAATTGAGGGACGCATTTACATTTGAAGTGCCCAATGCCAAGTTCATGCCTCAGTATAGAGGTAAGAATTGGAATGGAGAAATTCACTTATTTGATTTAAGAACTAAGCAAATATATGTTGGTCTTTTAGATAAGATTATTCAATTTTGTGAGACGTATGGTTATACCTATACGTTTGAAGATAATAAGTATTATGGTATGCCCTTTGAAGTTAATGAGGGAATATCAAGAGAAGGCGTTCGTGATTACATGAAGTCTATCACATCGTTTAGTCCCAGAGATTATCAAATCGACGGAGTATACGATGCTCTAAGACATAACAGAAAATTATTGATATCACCGACTGCCTCAGGAAAATCATTGATGATTTATTCAGTAGTAAGGTATTACTCAGATAAACAGCAAAAAATACTCTTAATTGTTCCGACGACATCTCTAGTAGAGCAGATGTATAAGGACTTCCAGGACTATGGTTGGGACGCTGAGAATCATTGCCATAAGATTTATTCTGGTCGTGAGAAGACAAGCGATGCTCCTGTGGTAATTACTACGTGGCAATCTATCTACAAACTAGACAGATCATTTTTTGAAGATTTTGATGTGGTGATTGGTGACGAGGCGCACCAATTTAAAAGTAAGTCTTTAATATCTATAATGACAAAACTTCACCATGCAAAATATAGATTTGGATTTACTGGAACCCTTGATGGCACACAAACTCATAAGTGGGTTTTAGAGGGACTCTTTGGAGCATCTTACAAAATTGTAAAAACTGCAGAGTTGATGGCAAAGGGTCATCTATCTAAACTCGATATTACATGTCTTGTATTAAAACACAACCCTCAGATTTTTGCAACTTATGAGGATGAAGTTCAATATATTATTACTCACAATCAAAGAAATAAATTCATTAAAAATTTAGCATTAGATTTAAAAGGTAATACCTTGATTCTATTCTCAAGAGTAGAAGCACATGGTAAACCTTTGTTTGAACTAATAGAGCAATCAGTAAAAAATAATAGAAAAGTATTCTTTGTTCATGGTGGCATAAACACTGAGGAGAGAGAAGCAGTTAGATCTATTGTTGATACAGAATCTGATGCAATCATCGTTGCTTCATATGGTGTCTTTTCTACAGGAATAAATATAAGAAACTTACACAACGTAGTTTTTGCTTCACCAAGCAAGTCAAGAATTCGTAATTTACAATCTATTGGAAGAGTCTTAAGAAAGGGTAAGAACAAGACTAAAGCAATGCTTTATGATATCTCTGATGATTGTACAAACAAACAACGTAGAAATTACACTTTAAATCACTTCATAGAAAGAATTAAAATTTATAATGAAGAGAATTTTAACTATGACATTATAAATGTAAACCTAAAGACATAGAGGATATGGAAGAAGACTTTTACGCAACTATTAAATTAAAATCGGGAGAAGAGATCTTCACCAAAGTATCTCCATGTAATGAAGGTGATAAGACATTCTTATTATTATCTAATCCTATTACATTCTCTGAAGTAAAAATAAGAGGTGGTACTCAACAAGGATATAAGTTAGAACCTTGGTTAAAGACTACAAAAGATGACATGTTCATTATCGATATGACTGATGTCATATGACTGATGTCATGACTATGAGTGAGTCTAAAGATATTGAAATGATTATGATGTATCAGTCTTGGTTAAGAGAATCTAAGGACTTTACTGAGTCTGAGAGTCCTAATGGATACCGAACTAAGATTGATAGAGAGATGGGTAGACTTGGTAATGTTCTAGATACCAAAGAAATCTTAGAGAGACTCTTTAAAGAAAGCTAAGCTATCCCGATGAACCTCCACAAAGGTTATTGTACATAGATCCAGAGGTCTTGTCAAGTTTAGTCATTTGGTATAACTGTGTTATAATACATATATTATAGAAATCGATACCATGCCACCTATTGGACCCATGACTAAAAGAAAAAGATCTGTACACTATGTAAATAATAAAGAGTTTCTTGCTGCTCTTATAAAGTACAGAGAAGATGTAGAATTAGCAGCAACAAGAGGAGAACCAAAACCACAGATTACAAATTATCTTGGAGAGTGTTTTTTAAAGATTGCAACTCACTTATCGTTTAAACCAAACTTTGTGAATTACATCTTTAAAGATGATATGATCTCGGATGGTATTGAGAATTGTGTTCAATATATTCATAACTTCAATCCTGAGAAATCTCAGAATCCATTTGCTTACTTCACTCAGATTATCCATTATGCATTTCTGAGACGCATTCAAAAAGAGAAGAAGCAACTTGAGATTAAGAATAAGATCTTAGAAAAAACTGGATATGATGAAGTCTTCTTTGACGATAATCTGATTGACGGACAAAACTATTCAGACTATAATCAAATTAAGGATAGTATTCATTCTAAGTCTAGGTACTGATGAAAGTTGCAATAATTACTGATCAACATTTTGGTGCTCGTAAAAACTCTAAACTGTTCCACGACTACTTTTTAAAATTCTATAATGATATCTTCTTCCCAACTTTAGAGAAGGAGAATATTAAAGTTGTTGTGGATATGGGTGATACGTTTGATAGTAGGAAGGGTATCGATTTCTCAGCTCTGGCATGGGCAAAGGATAACTACTATGATCGTCTCGCCAAAATGGGCGTTACAGTCCATACGATTGTCGGTAATCATACTGCATATTATAAGAATACTAATGAAGTAAACGCAGTTGATCTGTTGCTGCGTGAGTATAAAAATGTTATAATTTACTCAGAACCAACTGAAGTAAAGTTGGGAAGTCTTCCTGTATTATTTGTACCTTGGATCAATGAAGAGAACTCTGAGAATACTTTCAAATCTATTAAAGATTTCCGTGGCGTACACGCGATGGGGCACCTTGAACTCAACGGATATCCAGCTCATCGTGGACACATCATGGAAGCGGGTCATGACGGCAAACTATTTGCGTCATACTCCCGCGTCTTCTCTGGTCACTACCACACTAGATCGACCGATGGACGAGTCTTCTACCTAGGCAATCCCTACGAGATTTACTCTAATGATATGGGGGACGATAGAGGATTCCATATTTTTGATACTGAGAATGACAATCTTCAAGTGTTTAATAACCCGTACAATATGTACGAAGTTATCTACTACGAAGATACTCCACATCAGACATTTGATTCTAGGACCTATCAAGGTAAAATTGTTAAATTGATTGTTCGTAAAAAAAGCAATCCAAAACAATATGATAAGTTTGTAAATAAATTGCTTGAGTCTGATATTGCAGAACTCAACATTGTTGAACTTGATGTTGGTGAGACTATCGATCTCGATAAGTATGATCCTGAGTCAGAAGACACCATATCTATTTTGAATCGATGTGTTGAAGAATCTGAGCAGTCAATAAATAAATCAGAAATCAGTAAACTCATTCATGAGGTTTACAGAGAAGCATGTGAGTTAGTCTAGAATGTTTATACTTACTTTGTCTGGTGGAGAACAAGAAGGTGCATACTCTGTAACAGATCCTCAGGGTAATCAAATATTGTATCTTTTTGAAGAGCAAGATGATGCGGATAGATTCTGTATGATGCTAGAAGAAAAAGATACTTATCCAGACTTAGAAATTGTAGAAGTCGATGATGATTTGATGGTCAAAACTTGTGAACTTCATGAGTATCAATACACCATCATCACAAAAAATGACCTTGTAATACCACCTGAAGACGATTAATGATTCTCTTTGAAAAACTTCGTTATAAAAACTTTTTAAGTTCTGGTAATCAGTTCATTGAAATTAGTTTTGTTGATTCATCAACTACACTTGTAATTGGTAATAATGGTGCTGGTAAAAGCACTATGTTAGACGCACTAACGTTCTCTCTGTTTGGTAAATCTTATCGGGGAGTAAATAAACCTCAGTTGATCAATTCGGTCAATGAAAAAGATTGTGTAGTTGAAATTGAGTTTACCACTGGTGGTACTGCTTGGAAA